CCTTTGCCTTTGGAACAATTCCGAAGAACTGGTATTTTCTATGGTTCTTTAGAAGGCGGAGAAATGGCGACTTATATGTTTTCATATAAGAATCAACCTGCCGTTGATTTTGCTCCTAATTGTTATGAATGGGTTCATTTCCTTTGTATTCCTAGTGATGATGGTTCTGCAATCTATGGTATGACAACCACGACTTTGAAGAGTCTTATGCTCAATACTGAAGTAGACCCAGAAGGCGACGATTATCGAGATATGTCAAGTTTTGACTTTGAATCCTGTTTAGCGACAAATTTCAAGAGTCATCTTGTTCCTCTTTCAAATGTTGATAGAGCGCACATTGAACGACAAACTCTACCTGCAAGAGAGCGATTTATTATTACAGATGGTTCTGTTGATAGTATTACTATGACCGCTACTGCGAATGGTAATCGAATTATTAACATTAGCGACCTTTCTGCTGAATTTGTTGAAGATGGTGAGAATTACACAACCTGTTGGATTCCTAGCCATATTGATATTGACTTCGGAATTGCTTCTTCTGTTATTGTTGTTGGTCGAACATCTCAAAGAATTGTTGATGGTGTCGCTGATGCAGTAACAATCAATGTTTCAGGATTAATGGTAACTAACCGTGTTGGTGCGCCTCCAGAAACAGTTGAAGTTGTTGAAGACGATTTAGATTGGTTTTGATTAGGTAATAATTGAAATCAAAGGATAGTGTAACAGTAGGCTGGTGATGACTGTCAAAGGGGTGCAAAGCCCTATTAAATGAGGAATTTTTATGACAACAGATTTAAAAGAAGAAAGATTCCTTTTGAAAGGCGATGCATATATCGTTGATTTAGCAAATGTTGATTTCTTAACTTGGAGAAAGAATGAGAAAGAGAACGGGACTTATTGGCTAAAGATGCATTTCCAAACAAAGGAAGCAAGATATATTTGCGATAAATATGAATTAGCAACTATCGTAATGGCATGGACAAAGATGCATGGTAAAGAATTAGATATAGATATAAATGAATTAGGTGATAGTTATGGGAATAACAGATAATACAAATAAAGATGAGAAGACAAATTTTGGACAAAAGCAAGAAGCATTTAACTCACGCTTTCGTCAAATTATGGAACAAAAAAGAAAGGATAGAAAGAGCCGAATGGTTCTTGGTGTTTGGGGAGAACCAAAGACAGGTAAAACTGGTATTGCTCTCGATTTTCCTGAACGTAAGATTTACGTTTTAGATTGGGATAGTGGTGTTGAATCCACATGGATTGAATGCCATGATGCAACAGAACGAATTGAAGTATTTGACCCAATTGTTCAAGACAAGGAAAATAAAATTGATATTACTGCGTCTGAACAAAACTCACATGACTTTATTCGTTATGTTCGAGGACAAATCGAAAATGGTGAAAAGCCTATCTTTGTGATGGATGGAGTAGATACATGGTTTGAAAAATGTATTTACAAAGTTAATCCAAACCCAACAGTTGTAACAAAGATGATGCCATATCAGTATGGCCCACGAAACAAAACTTTCTATTATTTGCTTGAAGCAATCTTTAATCTAAAGTGTGATGTAATTTATATTACTCACGAAACTGAAAAGTATGTAGATAATGTTGCTACGGGTATTCAACCTGCATGGAAGGATTGGGGCGGAAAACTAGAACAAGAGATTTATTGTTCTAAAAGAAAAGTAAAGGGTGAAATACACTTTGTTGCTGAATTAATTGGTTCAAGAACTAATGGCAACTTAGTAGGAACACGCTGGACTATTCGACAAGGAACGCCACCAAATATCGTTTGGAACGGTATTCCTGAATTGCAGGAGGGAAAGATTTGAAATTTGCAGCAAATACAAAAGAAATCACAGAAGCATTAGAAAGCATTCAAGGTAAAGGTAAATACCTAACTTCATCAGGATTCTCCAGTAATTCTATGGGTTCATATGTTTATATGAATTTAGAAGGCCGTATTCTCAATCTTTGGAATGGGGATGCAACCTTTGGAATGAATATTACATTACGAGTTTTAGGTGCAGAAGATGGAGAATTTATTTGTGATACACAAGTTATTTTACCATATCTCAAAAAATTTGGAGACATGACTTTATTTGAAGGAGAAGATTTTCTTAAGATTTCTTCTGATAATAAAACTGCATCTGTTTCAAGGGTTGTTAATCATCCAAACATGACAGTATTAACTCGACTTAATACTATGCTTGAGCATATTTCTTACGATGAAGAAATAGAAACTTTGCCTAAATTTGGTAGTTCTAATTTTGAAGGTGCTTTTACATTAGAACAATCAGTATTTGCAGATTGTATTTCATCTTGTGAATTAGCAAAGCATGGTGCATATAAGTTGGATTATGATGGAACTTCTGTTGAGTTTTCAACGGGTTCTACCGTTCAGAATAAATACAAAGAAACAATTACTCCTGACCAAAATACAGGAGAACCTGCAACATTAGAATTTAGTGGGCCACTACATAAGTTCTTTCCAAAGAAATCAAAAATTAATTTTTATGTGAAAGATGAGTTTCCACTTCTTCTTGTTTCAGAAGATAGAAAATTAGTAAAAGCACCGTTCACATCGGGGAATTAAAATGATAATTAGTGCATTAGATAATGGAAAAGTAATTTACAAATCATGGAGAGAAGGAACTGAGTTAATACAAAAGTTGGATAAAATTATACCTTATTTTTACATTTCAGTAAATTCAAAGCGACCAACTTCATACAAACCTTCAAAGTTTATTGAAAGGGATTTTGTTTATGAAGAAGGAGATTGGTACAATCTTGAAGGAACAAAACTTGTTCGTGTATATGTTGAATCTGCTAAAGATATTAAAATTGCAAAGAAGAGTTTCCTTCAAACATATGAAGCCGATGTTCCTTTAACATTTAGATACGCAGTAGATACTTTAGATTCTTTACCTGAATATAAAATGCGTAAATGGTATTGGGATATGGAATGGCAACAGGGTGGACAATATCACGATTGTATTACTACTATTGTAATGTATGATAATTATGATGAAAAATATTACCAATGGGTGTGGTTTCCAGAAAATACACAACGTAATCTTATTTATGATGTTACTACGACCTTTACCTTTGAAAGTGAAAAAGATATGCTTGAAAATTTTATGCTAACACTTCAAGACAAAAATCCAGATATGCTTATTTCATGGTTTGGTAATTTTGCTGATGTTCCGAAACTACTTGAGCGAGCGTGTGCTTTGGGTCTGAATCCCTTAGTAATATCTCCTGTAAGCCAAGTAAAAGGTGTTGTATCAACGAAGAACGGCTACAAATTCCTTTACGGTGAAAACGGGTTCGGGAGTATCGAACAACCCATCAAGGGGCGCATTACCCTCAATTTAGACATGGCCTTTGAACGTCAATGGAATGACTCACAAAGAGGAACTTTACCTTCATTAAGTTTAGATTATGTATCTGAATTAGTTCTTAATCGAAAGAAACTAGTTTCAGAAAAGTTTCCTGACCCTAACGAGTTTTATCGTAGAGCATGGTTAGAAGATACTGAAACATATTTGAAGTATGCTTTGGTTGATGTTGAACTAATGGTAGAATTAGATGAATTAAATTATTGTAGTGAAGCAATTATCGCACTACAAAGATTATTGATTGCACCTTTCGATGCTTGTTTTTATGCTAGCCATATGGGTTCAATCTATTTTATGCGTAATGCTACATGGATTGCACCAACAGGTGAAAAGGTAGAGAAGCGTCAAGAATATGATGGTGCTATGATTTATGACCCATTAAGCGAAGGAACAAATGGATTACATCTTAATGTGGCCGCTTTTGATTTTGCTGGTCTTTATCCCAGTATGATGATTGCAAGAAACATTTCATGGGAAACTAAATCAGAAGAACCAACAGAATTCGGTGTAAATATTTTAACACCGAGAGATTTCAGTATTACTGATAGAGAACAAATGCTCTATTATAAGACAGATAATCTCGGCCTTTTACCGAGAGCAGTTCTTGAATTAAAAGAATTGAGAAATGAATACAAACGTCTTATGAAAGAAGCAAGAGAGAATGATGATAAAAATGAATATGTCAAGTGGTATAACAATCAAATGGCAGTAAAAAGATTGATGGCATCGTTTTATGGCATTGTTGCCTTTCAAGGATTTGGATGGGCTGATGTAGATTTAGCCGCTAGTATTACTGCTAGTGCAAGAGAAGCAATTCGTTTAGCCGCATTTAAAGCAAAGGAGATGGAATAATGAAGAATTGTGTTATTTGTGATGCTGAATTTGAACCATACAGACCTCAAGCATTGTATTGTGGGCAAATATGTAGAAAGGAAGGTCATAAAAGATACTTTAGAAACAGAACATACACTAAGGAACAAAGAGAGGCTAAGAACAAATATGCGGCTGAATACAGAAAACTTCAATCTACAAAGGATAGAATGAAAAAATGGAATGAAGAAAACAAGGAGCATTTGACTAAATACTTCAAAGAGAACCATGCTAAGAAAATGCAAGACCCCGAATACAGGGAAATGGTTAGGTTGAGAAGTATTGAAAAAAGAGCCAAGCAACCTAAGACCTTTGTTGATTGTTTAGTATGTGGTAAAAACTTTCAAAGAGATAGATACAATAGAAACTGCTCTAAAGAATGTAGCAAGAAGTGGTTGGAAACAAAAAGAAAACAACCTGCTAATTTAGTAAGGTCAAGAATGGCAAATCAAGTAAGAAAGGCTCTAAAATACAAAGGACAAGTAAAGAACAATAAGACATTTACATTACTCGGATATACCAAATATGAACTTAAGAAACATCTTGAATCTCAATTTAAAGATGGTATGTCATGGGACAATATGAATGAATGGCACATAGACCACATACGCCCTGTTTCATCATTTAATTATGATTCAACAGAACACCCCGACTTTAAGAAGTGTTGGGCGTTAAACAATTTACAACCGCTATGGGCGGAAGATAACCTAAAGAAAGGCGACGAATGGGATGGAATTATAAATGCATAAGGAGATGGAATAAATGGGAAGAAGTTCAGGAAATTACAGAATAAAACAAAAGTTAATTGATTCATTAAAACAAATCGAAAACCCAGATAGTTTTGATTTAGAAGAAATAGTTTCTTTTTACGAAAGAGAACACGGAACAGTTTATAAGTCTAATCGTTTAGCGTCATTATTGAAACCTTATGCCTTTGCAGTAGGAACAAGAAGAAACAGACATTGGGTAATTAAAGAAAAATGGAGGCATCTATATGAAGAAGAAAATTGTAACAGTTGAAGTATCTTATGATACAGAAGAAACATGGGAT